CAATGTGTTCCATAAGTACCTGTTTCGACGGAGTGTTGACCTGGGTGACGTGTGGACAAAGCTTGATCAACTGACGGTCCCAGACCTGAGGGCCTCTCTAGGCGAATACCTCCAGCCGGTTGACCTGGAACATGCCTACATGCGTGTCCGCTTCTTTGTCGATTTCCCCTATCGACTGCCCTGGAAGGTGTGCAGCAAGGGAAATGACAATCCGCACGACTTCCCAACCTACAAGAGCTACTTCGATCCTGTTGTAGAAAGACCACTCCATCTGCTACGAATCTCAGCGTGACAGCGTTCTGTGTGTATATTCGAGTTGTCCATGCGTGAAGACGTAGAACGCCTCCTCGAAAATGACGAGTTCACCGTGTGGGCTCCGGCCTGCGTTGAAGTGATCGAGAAGGCTGGGGAGAACATCGAAGCAACACGCCCCATCGGCGGCTGGTGCTCGACGGAGAACCTCGACCGACAGGATGAGGTTGTTGTTGCGAAGGGGCTCGACTTCAGCGAGTTCGTCGCGTTCGGCTACTTCAACGACAACCACAAGCAGGACACGTCAGCAGTCCTCGGCTACCCACGCGTCGCACGCCTGGAGAAGAGCCGGTGGTGGACTGAGGGCAATCTGCTGGTGGGATACCCTCCCGCAGACAAGGTGTGGGAGCTGGCCAAGGCCCTGAAGAAGTCACGCGCTCCACGGAACCTGGGCTTCAGCATCGAGGGCAAGGTTCTAGAGCGCGACGGTCATAACAAGATCGTCCGCGCCAAGGTGCGCAACGTCGCCATCACCAATGCCCCTGTGAACACAGACTGTCAGTGGGGTATCCTGAGCAAGGCTTTTGCCCCGCTCAGGGCCGTAGAGAATGCTCAGCGCAAGGCCCTAGCAGAAAATTCTTCTCTGGTGCAGAGTGTGGGGGTAAGTCGTCGCGGAAACCACGTGGACAGCATCATCCATCAGCGCAACATCGCCCTCTCAATCGATGAGGCAGTCGATCGTGTGCAGAGGATTCACCCGAACCTCAGCAAAGCGGCGTGCAATCGCATCGTCCGTTATGCGATGAATCGCTGAGAGGAGAACAAGATGCCAGCAATCAAGAACCTATTCTCTCCGTTTCCCCATGCCAGTGGCCAGGACCCGAGCCTTCACTCCGGGGTTGTCTCGGTCACAGGTTCTGCCGAGGTCAATCTCGGCATCGGTCACAACAACTTCATCCCGTCGCTCTCGCTTGCTACGCCGCTGGCGGCAGCCGCGAACGATGCGTCCCACCTCTCGTGGGCTTATGGCTCGACGCTGGGGACCTTCGTCATCTACGCCTGGAAGGTCACGACTGCCGGCGCAGCCGGTAATCCAGACCTCATCGCAGCAACCGCTGCGGTCACTGTTTCATTCACAATCATCGTCGACAGCTCTGCCGGCATCTAGCCGAATCAGGAGGAACCCATGGGTCAGAACAACAGCATCCCGAACCTCGCCAACGTCACTCAGTTCAGGGTGATGGTCGGTGACTCAGCGTTCGTCATCCCGGATTCGGTGACAGGCGCATCGCCATCAGGCATCTCGTCTGGGCTCTCTCCGGCGACCCTGTTCGACACGAAGCGCCCTGGAGTCGGCGGCTACATCTTCTGTGCGTTCAGCGATGATGCTGGCCCAGCGGCACTAGACTTCCAGTGGAAGCTCTACCCCGGTGACTCGGTCGTTCTGACGGTCGTGTCCACCACCGTCACCGTCCAGATCACGAACGTCAACGGCGTCATCACCAAGCCGTTCACGTTCGAGCACACTGCCGTCGGCGGCATCCAGGGTTACTACTCGTAGTCCAAGGAGGAGGACCCACCATGGCCACCAAGACCAACAAGATCCCAGAGAACAAGCTCCTCAAAGCTCTCGCCGAGCTGGAGGATGTGATCGAGAAGGGTGCCTCTCTGGAGGATGCAGACCCAGAGGGTGGACTATCCACCGAAGGCACTCCCCTCTCCCGCAAGGCACCGTCCGGACGCGGGGAGGCCAAGAAGTCTCGTCACAGCTCGTTCGAGGACGAGTCCAGCGTCTCCAAGGCGGAGGACGACGAGTCCGAGTCCGACGATGACGACGACGACGATGACGACAGCGACATCTCGAATATGCTCTCTGCATCGGACGCGGCTCCACCCTTCAAGAAGAAGGGCGCTCCTGCCAAGGATGACGACAGCGATGATGATGATCGCGGTGATGACAACGACAGCGATGACGACACGGAGAAGTCGTTCCGCGAGGTCGCTGAAGGAGACGAGACGATGGCGAAGGCCATCGAGGTCTCCGACTTCATCGAAGCGATGGTCGATCAGCTGAGCGGCGCGATGGGCCAGATGGCAAAGGCGCTGCGGCGGATCGAGGAGCGCCTCGGGGCGCGTATCGACCACCGTGTTGCCAAGAGCCTCGCCAGCCAGCAGAACTTCAATGCGCGGCTCGCTCAGGCAGTCTCTGCGATTGGCAACTCCGTCCAGGATGACCTGGTCGATGTCGTCAAGTCGCTCGCCAACTCTCCGGTCTCGCCTCGTGGCAAGGCGCTACTCTCGAAGGGCGAGGTCAATCAGCCTCCCTGGAGCGGTAGCCAGTCGAACGCCAGTATGGCGGACGGGTCTGACGGTGGTGGGGACTACCTCGCCGAAGTGAACGATCTGTCGCCGGAAGTGGTTGGCGAATGGTTGTTCAAGAAGTCGATGACCAACCAGATCGATTCCAAGCTCATTATGGCTTGGGAAGCTGACCGCTACAACGTCGAGGTGCTGCCCGTCCAGGTGCGCAAGGCCCTCGTCAATGATCTCTGCAAGTAGGGAAGGAGCCGTACTATGATCTCGATGAAAGACTACGAGGGCTACCACGGCTTCGGCCAGATCGCGCAAGTCGAGGTGGACGAGCTGAGCAAGGCGCTCAGTGCTGGCTACCAGAACCCGCCGGTCTCCGGGTCCAACGCACTGCGCGTCGAATCGTTGGAGCAGACGCTCCGCATTCTGACGTTCACGCAGGCACACATCCAGTTCTGGCGGGACATCCCGAAGCTGCCAGCGTTCAGCACGGTCGAGGAGTACAACGTCCAGACGAGCTATGGCTCCGAGGGCGGGATGTTCACCAAGGCTGGCGAGCTGCCGCAGGTGCAGGACTCTGCCTACGAGCGCAAGACGGCACTCGTCAAGTACGTCACCACGCAGCGTGAGGTCGATCATCCGACGACCCTCGTCCGGCCCGCTCACGGCAACGTGATCGCGCAGGAGACGCAGAACGGTGGCATCTGGATCCTGGAGCGCGTCGAGCGCGCTCTCTACACCGGCCGCTCGGACATCATCGCCGAGGCGTGGGATGGCATCGACACTCAGATTCGCAGCGATCCGAGCGCGGCGAACACGTCGATCATCGACCTCCGTGGTGGCATCCTCACCGAGGATAACATCGAGGACGCCACCAACCGCGTCATCGAGAACTACGGTGTTCCGACCGACCTCTACGCGGCCCCGAAGTCGCTGTCGAGCATGGTCAAGGCATTCTACCCACGCGAGCGCTTCTCGATGCCTGCGCCGGTCGATGGCACCGTCGGCATGTCGGTCAACCGCGTGCGTACGCAGGCTGGCCTGATCAACCTGAAGGGGAACATCTTCCTCCGCTCGGGCAAGAACAACAGCGTGAAGAACGCCCCGGCGAGTGCGAACGCTGTTCGCTCGCCAGTCACTCCTTCCCAGACGTCGACCCCCAACGCCGGCCCATTCGCGGCGTCGCTATTCACCCTGTCGGATGTTGGTACGTGGCGCTACCGCGTCGCATCCGTCAACCGGTTTGGTGAGAGCGCCGCGAGCACCTCGACGACCGCCGCGCTGGCTGCGTCTGGTGACCATGTCACCCTGGTGATCACGAACGGCGCGGACAGCTCGGACGTGACGACCGGGTACAACATCTACCGCTGCCCTGTGGTCGGCGGTATTGCCGGAACCGAGCAGTTCATGTGGCAGGTTCCCCGCGTCGCTGGCGCAGCGACCACCACGTGGATCGACGAGAACCGCTACCTGCCGAACACGTCGAAGGCATACCTGAAGCAGATGAACCTCCAGGGTCTCAGCTTCCGGCAGCTCGCCCCGATGATGAAGATCCCGCTCGCGACGATCGCCCTGAGCATCCGCTGGGCCATGCTGCTCTACGGCATGCCGATCATCTACGCGACCAGGAAGTTCGTCATCTTCGACAACGTTGGCGACGAGTAGTCCACCCCTCCCTAGGGTTGGGTGGGGCGTTTCCACCTGTGCAAGAGCCGCCCTACGAGGCGGCTCTCGTGCTTCTAGCAGCTTGGTTGTATGCTCTCCGCAGGAGGATTCTGATGGGTAAGATGGTCACCGCGAAGCTCCGATCCATGAACCTTTGTGGGGAAACGGTCAACACCCGCTGGGGAACTGTAACCTTCAGCCCAGAGGGCCTCGCTTCGCTTGAGGTCGACGAGACCGACCTCCAGCTCCTCCGCAACCTCAATTGGCTGTTGGAACCCGCTACGGGCACGACAGCAGCCTCTCCGGTGAAGCCAGAGCCTGAAGCTCCTTCCGCCAATCCAGAGCCCACCCCAAAGCTTGCTTTTGACCTGACCGACGAGGCTACGTCGGCTGGGGTTCGGAAGCGCAAGAGGTAGCAGTGCCTGCAAGCAACACCCCTGCGACTGCGACTGCGATCATCAAGCAGGCGACCTCACGGTTCAGTTCGCTCTTCTCCCTCGATGACCTAACTACTAAGTATTTCAAGGAGAACTACCTCACGGAGTTCAACTTCACTGGGTCAGATGGTCAGGAGCTGCCGCCCAGCTTCTTCGAGGACAAGCTTGCGAACGCGATCACGAAGTTCGAGGACATCACCCAGATCGATGTGCTTCAGCGTGAAATCACATCGGAAAAGCACGACTACTTCACGACGGACTACCTGAACTATGCGTTCATGCAGTTGTTCAGGACACCCTGTCAGGGTGTCTCTCAGGTCCGAGCAGTCTACCCCACTGGTCAGACAATCCAGGTGTTCCCAGCGGAGTGGGTGCGGCTGTACGTCGAACACAGCCAGTTTCACTTGGTACCTACAAGCGGATCACTGGCGCAGGTGATGCTTGGCGGTGGGAACGGGTACCTGCCTTTCATCTTCGCGGGCCTCTCCTACCTCCCAAACCTGTGGGAGGTCGACTATGTCTCAGGGTTCGCAACAGATGCGGTCCCAAGGGCTGTGGTCTCGGTGATCTGCAAGCTCGCCGCGATCGAGGTTCTAACGATCATGAGTGATCTCGTTGGTCCGATCGGCATTGCTGGTTCCAGCCTCAGCGTAGATGGCCTCTCGCAGAGCATCTCGCGGCAGATTCCTGCATTCAAGGCGCGCATGGACAGCTACAAGGTCGACTTAGGCATCCCAGGACCAGGCTTGTCTGTTGACCCGAAGTATTCAGGTGGGGAGATCGCACAGCTACGCCGGACCTACCTCGGCATGGCCATGGTCAGCCTATGAGTGGTGCCGGGGTCAGCAAGTCTGGAGGCATCACACGCGATGGTCTTCGCGCTGGTTCCAATGTTCCATCCTCGGCAGGTACCTGGTCTCAGCAGCTAAACGATCAGACCATTGATTTCAATCGCGATGCCTTCACGCGGTTGCTTTCCGACAAGGGCTACCTCATCACGTGGGAGAAGGCCACGTTGTGTCCAAATCGTCCAAACGGTGGTCTTGCTCCGAAGGATCATGCACTCAACTGCCAGGTTTGTGACAACGGGCTTGGGTTCGTCTACTACGACACTATTCAGACCAGGATGCTCGTTACCGGGGTGCGTCTCGATCAGAGCTATCACGCTCATGGTCGATGGGACGCAGGTCAGGTGTTTGTGACCTCGCTTCCCGAGTATCGCATCAACTGGTGGGATCGACTCACGCTCGGAAACGGCATCGCGCGGTTCTATGAACTGGTGCGCCGTCAGCCGGGTACGCTGACGGACACTCTTAAGTACAAGGCACTCTGCATGTCCCACATCTCGTGGGTGGATCGTACCGGAGCGCTCGTCACCTTCAGTGAAGATGAACAGTTCAGGCTTGATACTGAAGGTCGGATCTTATGGCTGACGAACACGGGGATCCCCGACGACAACGTCTACTACTCTGTGGCCTACGAGTATCGCCCTCGCTACATCATCCAAGCCTTGATGCACCAGCATCGTGATTCCACGGTCGAGGGTAAGCACTACGAGTTCCCAATCCAGGCAATGGCCAAGCTCGACTTCCTCATCCGGGATGAGAGCATGGACGCTCCACAGACTGACGATTCAGATCCATTCCCGCGCTGAACAATCATGGAGATCAAACTGTCGATGAAGAGCCTCGTCCCGATCAAATTGGGACGGGTTCTGAAGCCAGCATTGGATAAGGCGATGGCAGACGCCAAGCCGAAGATCGCTGCGCTCATCATCGACCGTGTTGAGGTACAAGCAGACAAGCTGCTCAAGCGCATGGCTCCTCGCTACAAGCGAGGGCTGTCACAACCAGAGTCCATCAAGATCACCCCGCAGGGTGTTGAGATCACGCTCAAGGATCCGGTCGCCGCTATCATCGAGGAGGGTGGCACGGCCTACGACATCAAGAAGGTAATGCTCGCGAGAGCTACGAAGTTCTCGAAGACGGGTGCCCCATACATCGATGTTCCATTCGATCATGCGGCTGGTGAAATCCCGAGTGGAATGAAGCGCGCCATCTCACGCAAGGCTTCTCAGGGTGGTACGAGCACCACTCGCTTCCCAAGCAAGACGCCTGGTCGCAGCTTCACGCGCACGCTGCACAAGCGGAAGCTAGGTGTCCCATTCACATCGAAGCAGCGGGTTACCCACAAGCAGGGCGTCCGTGATGACCTCATTCGTCACAGCTCTGGTGGAAGAAACACCTATCAGACCATCCGCCGTATCTCCTCCAAGAGCCCTCCTTCATCATGGTGGCACCCCGGATTCAAGGGCCTCAAGCTGTTCAAGAAGGTCGTACCTCCGCTCAAGGACGACATTCTGAACATCGTGCGTGATAGCCTCCGAGCCGCTGGGATCCCAACCAAGTGACCGACGTAGACAATCCAGATCGTCGGGTATCCGAGAATCCCGCGCAAAATTATACAGTTCCGCAGAACCAGCCTGCGGGGATGCGGATCCCCGAATTCGTCCTGCGGCAGCTCATCTCATGGGCCTTCAAGCAGGTACGTGAGTCTCTCGATCAGCCGCGCAACATCGTGGACGAGCTGTATGCGATGGCAGGCCCTGACCTGATCCTTCAAATCAAGGGGTGGCTCCGCGAGCACAAGAACATCTTCATCGATGTGGCTTGGCCTCGGGATGACCAGAACCTTCCGCTCATCGTCGTCGAACCTCAAGGCGAGCAGGAGGAGACGGATTCGACGTTCCTCGGAGACCTTGCAGGCACCATGGACTATGGCCGGTTTGGTGATGGGATCCCCTCGATGCGTCCGCAGTACGCCATCCCAGAACGTCACACCACGAGCGTCTACATCGCTTCGGCTGACGACCGGCTAACCCTGTTCCTGTATACGCTGGTGAAGTTCATCATCATCAGCAACAAGGACCAGCTAACTCAGTGGTATGACATCCACAACCTCATTGTTGGAGGTCAAGTCATTGAGCACGATCCAAACATGTTTCCGACGTTCGGGTACTACCGCGTGCTCACGTTGAGCTACCTGTGCATGTTTGACTTCAATGGCTCAGAAGAGGCTGCGAAGATCGTCTCGCTCGACCTCATGGTGTCAACCCAACAGAACATCGATGATGTCGAGGTTGAGGTCATTTCCGCTGTCCCTTCGACCGATCCATAGTTCCTGAAACTATGCATGTGTACAATGGAGTCCCACCATGGCAGATGACGCACCCAAGCTCGGAAAGTCTTACAAGGGCCAGAAGTTCGCCCCTGTTCGTACTGAGGAGAGCATCAGTGCAGGTGCAGAAGCCCAGAAGGTGTATGACAAGCCGAGTGCGATGTCACTCGATGTCTACTTCGTCACCAAGCGAATCACCAGTCCGGTTCACCAGGCTGGTATGCGGGCGTTCACCTCCATCAGACGTGCCACGGTCGAAGACTGGGACCTGATTTTCAAGAGCTTCTAGAAAGGGGTCAGATCCAATGACGCAGCAAGTCCTGTTCAACGGTGCAATTCTCGTCCGGCCGGGCGCTTCGACGAAGATCGACGCTTCCCAGTTCCAGAACATCACGCTCTCCGGTCTCGGTACCGTTGGCCTGATCGGAGAAGCGGATGGCGGAGAGCCTCGAACCGTTCAGAGGTTCACCTCTCCAGAAGCCGTCAAGGCATTTTACAAGAGCGGGCCTCTAGTTGAGGCAGCAGCCATCGCAGCGGCTCCGGGAAACGATCCGCGCATCCCGTCCGGTGCGCAGGCGATCGTGACCTACAAGGTCAACAACTCGACCAAGGCGACGCTGGCCCACGACGGCAAGCACACCTTCAAGTCGAAGCAGTATGGGTTCCTGACCAACAACATCACGGTGGCTCTTGCGGTTGGTGATACCGCCAACGAGCGCATCATCACCATTACGGACCTGGACTACTTCGGCGGCTTGGTCACCGAGGTGAGCCCCTCGCTGGGTGCGCTCGGCAAGTTCTCGATCCTCTACACAGGGGCGGCAACGGTCAACGACCTCGTGGTGACGGCGACAGGCATCACCACCACCACCTCGACGGCATCCATCCCGGCCGACGACCTGGCGATCGTGTTCAGTGACTTCGCGAGCCTGAACGACATCATCGTCTACATCAACAATCACCCGAACTACACCTGTACGGCGTTGGTCATGAATGCTGTGAGCTTCGATCCGACGAACCTCGATACCGTGGCTTCGCTCGACATCATGACGCTCAAGTCGGTCTTCTCGCTCAACTTCGACCTCGCCGACTGGATCAACAGCAACAGCGCCATCATCAGCGACACGCTAACCCTCGCGCAGACGGGACCAGCCGTCGTCCTCACTACCACGGCCCTCGCAGGCGGCTCCCGTGGGATGTCAGCTTCCTCCAACTGGGCTGATGGATTCGTCGCGATGCGTGGCACACGCATCAACCAGATCGTTCCCCTCGCTTCAGAGAATGCCATTGGCGCTGCCCCTCCTGGCGGCGCTGGTGTGGCGGCGGACACCTATGTCTACGCCTCGATTCTTGCTTCGCTCGTTGCTCACTGCAAGTTCGTGTCGAGCACAGCCGGTCGTAACGAGTGCCAGGGTTGGTCTGGTATGAAGGGAACGCTGGCTGAACTCATCGCAGCCGCAAACCTTCAGAACAGCGAGCACCTGAGCTTGTTCGGAGAGAAGACCCTGCTCCAGCGGACCAGCGATGGTGAGATCGTCACGTTCCCAGAGTGGGCGACTGCGGTTTCTGCTGCTGGGATGCGCGCCGGAGCACCCCTTGGTGAGCCGCTGACCTGGAAGTACGTGCAGAGCTTCGGCGTCACCAGTGATGCCTCCTGGTCGGAGAACGACAACGACGATGTGGTCGCGCTGACCCTGAATGGTGTTGCAGTCGTGAACAACGTCTTGGGGAAGGGGTTCCGCATCGACAAGATGATCACCACCTTCACCAAGGCGGACAACGACGCGTACACCGAGGAGACCGTCGTCCAGATCTGGAAGAGCATCGCCTACGAGCTGCGTGGCACGCTCGAAGATGTGTATGTGGGCCGTCCCGGCTCGCTCCAGACCGTTCAGACGGTTCCGGCTGTGGTGTCTCGGGTCCTGGAGCTATTCCGCCAGGCTGGGTCCATCACCGACTCGCTGATCAACGGTGTGGTCATCAAGGCATACCGCAATATCACGGTGAACCTGAGCGGTGATGTTCTCAGCGTCGGGGTCACCATCTCGCCCACTCCGGGCATCAACTTCGTGCTGAACACCATCGTCCTGGTGCCGGCGCAGATCAGCCTCTAGGCGAGAAGGAGATAGATCATGGCGCGCGGAGCACTACCAACTGGCAACGGCACTCGGGTCTTCACAGGTGCCCGAGCGATCTTCAAGTTCAATGACAGCATCGTCGGCTTCGCGAGCGGCGTGTCCGGCTCGGAGGAGATCACCTACGAGCCTGTCGATACGCTCGATCACCTGGAGGTCCGTGAGCACGCACCAACGGGATACCGCGTGACGTTCTCAGCGCAGATGTTCCGCACCATCGCGGTCGGTCCATCCACGGATGAGGATGCGCCGGGGTCAGTCAAGGAGCAGAACATCTTCCCGAAGTTCGATGACATCCTCCGGATCCAGGGCGTCGATGCTCTGATTCAGGACAAGGTCTCAGGAAAGATCCTGTTCCTGCTCCAGCAGGTGAAGACTTCCAGCTACAACTTCAATGTCTCGGCTCGTGGCATCGTCGGCCAGAACGTGTCGTTCGTGGCAATCCGCGCGTTCGATGAGTCGGAGATCAGCGTCTAGCATGTAGGCGTTACGACACGGCGGCATAGAAGAGAATCATGAGAAGGAGGAGAAGAGATGTCTGAGACTCAAGAGAAACAGGAGCTGCCAGCTCCGCCGAAGGCTCCAAACATCGTCATCCAAGACTTGGAAGGCGACATGAGCAAGAAGGTCATGTACTCCAAGACCTTCACCGTGGACTACCTCAGTCCAGATGATGGAAACCGGATCGTAGGGACCTTCACCGTGAAGCGTCCTACGCTCGGTGATTTGAGCCAGTTTGGATCGATCAAAGCTCGATTGAATGGCGGTGAGCGCGTCTCGCGTGACATCGACTGGCTCAACGAGATGCTCGCCTTCTGTCAGGTGGTTCTTACGAACACTCCTGATTGGTGGGACCCCTACACTGCCTACGACGAGGAACTGCTGACTCTGGTCTTCCAACACGCGAGGTCATTCCAAGACTCCTTTCGGAAACGTATGGAGTAATGGAGCTGCGACCCTTCGCACTGTTGCCGCTAAGAACCTTGAGGATGAGTGGCTACAGCGGTGGTGGTGCAAGAAGTTCAATCGTCCTCGTAAGGACCCCTTACTTCTGGAGTACACGATAGAGGAGCTGTTCGTGGAGTACATGGAGGACACCATCGAGAGAGAACCGCATGAGGCATTCCCGCCTGTGATGGAAGGTGACCTCCTGGTGTTCAAGGGTACAGGCGACCCTGTCATCGATGCGTGGGAAGCTGCGATTGCATCTGGCAAGACTCCAGATCTGACGAGCCCGTTCGAGGAGTCTCCCGAAGTGATGAAGTGGCTGCGCGGGAAGACGCCCACGCCTATTCCTTCCGAGGAGATGCCAGAGGATTTCCACGACGACTTCACGAAGGGAGATCTCGATGGCTCAAGGTGATAATCCAAAGGTTGGTGTAGATGTCGACCTTGAAGGCGCAAACCAACAAGGTCTTCAGTGGGGTGAGAACTTCGTCAGGGGTGTTAACCAGAAGCTTGGCGGGATCGGGATCGGAGGTCAGCTACTCGGTAATGGGATGTCTGCGCTCGGTCCAGGTTCTGGGCTGAGTGCCACAGTCGTCCTGAACGATATCCTCACTGCACTCCAGAACGGGTTCGGAAACCTCGTCTCAGTGGTGAGTGGCGGAGGGGCCCCTCCTCCAGGAGCTGGGCCTACGACAGGTGGTTGGGTATCCCCAAACAACCCGAACGCTCCGATGTCCTGGGCTGGCTACACATCAGGTGGTGGTGGCTCCGGCGGCGGTGGCGGCTCCGGCGGCGGTGGCGGCTCCGGCTCCGGCGGCGGTGGCGGTGGCGGCGGCGGTGGCGGTGGCGGCATCAACGTTGGTCGTGTGCTTGGGGGAGGCAACATGCTCCCTCAGCAATCGTTCGCGAACATGTACCAGGGTGGGTACTACCAAACCAACGTCGCCCAGTTTGCATCACAGGCAGCAGCTAGCGTTCCGATCGTTGGTCAATTTCTTGGCCTCGTCGCGAACACGATGCAGCAGCGTGATGATGCTCTCCGTGATCTGACAGGTATCTATCGTGCTGGAGGTCAGGGGTCGTGGGGAATGATGCACGACGTCATGACTGAC